GGCGAACGACATTTGGACTTTTGTGCCGGAGTCCACCGGCCAACCGCTGCACGTCCGCAGCGACCAGTTTCATTTTTCCGAGAATCCGACTTTAGACATAGCAAATTTGGGCGCTGACACGGCTTAACAAATCGGTTCTGGGAGGGGCCGAGCGCTAACCAGTCAGCGCCCATTACATTTTAGAGGGGAGAGCGCAGCGGAGCCTGCGCAGAGGGAGTGAGTACGAAAGCAAAGGCGCCCGCCTTTACGCGGGTCAATAAATACATATTTGACGACAGGGCATGGTCTTGGTCGCTGCCCAGCGGCACGACGTGCCCTAGTGCGCTGCTTTGTTTGGCCAAGGCGGACAGGCACACCGGAAAACTTTGGAACGGTCCCAAGCAAGTCTTCCGGTGCTACTCGGCGGTCACCGAGCGCTTTCCGTCTGTGCGCGAGCGCTTGTGGGCAAACTTCGACGCCGTCAAAGGAAAGTCGCCTGAGGAAATCTGCGAGGCGCTTTCCTGTATGCCGCGGAGGGCGCAGCGCGTTCGCATACACACCGCCGGAGACTTTTTCTCGCAGGACTACTTCGATGGCTGGCTGCAATTCTGCATCCGCAACGAGCGGGTTCACTTTTGGGCGTTCACAAAGAGCCTTCCATTCTGGGTTGCGCGCCTTGGAGACATTCCGCGCAACCTTGTGCTGCAGGCAAGCGTTGGCGGCAAGCACGACGAGCTGATTGGCGCGCACGGACTGAAATACGCGCAAGTTGTGTGGAGCCGCGATGAGGCGCAGCGCCTTGGGTTGGCTGTCGATGAGGACGACTACCTCGCCGCGTATGGCACGCGGCCGTTTGCGCTCCTCGAAAACTTTACTGCGCGCAAATGAACGAACAGAAACAACGGTTTCAGCCGTCTGAGCATCCGATTATGAAGATCGACACCGATCTTCTGAGCAAACTCGGACCAGAGGACGGCTGGACATACTTAAAAACCCGCGAGGAATTGATCGCCCGCGAGAAGGCCGACCCATTCCGCTACGGCTACGAGCCTCCGGTATGGAAAAGGGCCAGCGAACTCCTCGAAAAACATAGAGAGCTGCTTGTCCTTGGCGGAAACCGCAGCGGAAAAACGGAATGGGCCGCGAAGGAGATCATCAAAACGATGTATAACAAGGCCGGAGCCGTCGTCTGGTGCTTCGCCGAGACCTCCGCGACCAGCATCGAGTCGCAGCAGCCGCGTTTGTGGAAATTTATGCCGCCGGAATGGCGGACGGCGCGGAAGAGTTCCGTCACTTCAATAAGTTTCACTATTAAAAATGGCTTCTCAGAGGCCAAGTTCGTCGCTCCAAACGCGTCAGTCTGTATTTTTAAAAATTACGCGCAAGATTTGAGTGTCATAGAAGGTGCGGAGCTGGATATGGCCTACTGCGACGAATTAGTCGGTCTTTCGCTCATTGAGACGTTGCGATTCCGTCTGTTGGACCGCAATGGCAAGCTCGCCGTGACGTTTACGCCGGTTCAAGGCTACAGCCCGACAGTCGCATCGTACCTCAACGGCGCCAAGACCATCGAAGAGGCCGACGCCGAGCTGCTGCCGTTGCACAAGGAAGAGAATGGCCAGAAACTTGTCACCGGCTACGAAAAGGTGCCGCTCCTGCAGGTGTCTACGCGCAACCGGCCGATCTTGTATTTCCACACCAAGGCCAATCCATGGGCCGGATGGTCGCGCATGCGCAGGGAGCTTCAAAACGAGACCAAGGAGAAGATTTTATGTCGCGCCTATGGCGTGCCAACCAAGGCAATCTCCGGCCGCTTCCCACTATTCAACGAAAAGGTCCACGTCATCAGGCACAGCGACGTGCCGGAGGGCACGCGGTATCACTGGGTCGATCCGGCCAGCGGCAGAAACTGGTTTCAGCTCTGGTCCGTTCACGACTCGGCCGGTCGCTGCATAATTTACCGCGAATGGCCAAGCATGGATGACTACATCCCATCTATCGGATATGCCGGAGAGTGGGCGCTGCCGGACGGCAAGAAGATGGACGGCAAAGCGGGACCGGCGCAGAGCGATTTCGGCTTCGGCTTGGAGCGATACGTCGAGGAGATTAAGCGCGTCGAAAACGGCGAGAAGATCTTCGAGAGATACATGGACAGTCGCTTTGGCAACGCGCCAACGCTCGCGCGCGAGATGCCGACGACCCTGATCGATGAGATGGGCGAGCTGGGTGTGGATTTCCTCGCCGCACCGGCCGACTCGATTGACGAAGGTGTCGCCATGGTCAACTCGATGCTGCACTACAACAACGAGCAGCCGATCAGCGCGCTCAACCAGCCGAAGCTCTACATCTCGGAGCGGTGCAAGAATACGATTTATGCGCTGGCGACCTATACCGGAGCGGACGGCAAGAAGGGCGCGACGAAAGATCCGGTTGACTGCGTGAAATTCATCGCGCTCTCCGGCGCCGGAAACGTGGACGGCGAGACGCTCATGTCCCGCGGAGGAGGAAGCTACTAGTGGCTCCCACTGGCATAGTTCCCCCGCCCCCGCGCGCGAGGCCATGGCGCGGACGCAGCAAAGAGCCGCCGCGCTGTGGCGTCTGTTCTAAGCAGCTTCGTATCGAGGACATCCACGGAGTTGACGAACAACTCGGCCCCATCTGCCGCGAGTGCGGCCCGCACGTCATCGCCGCCAACAACGTCATGTATCCCTTTTGGATATAAAGCATCACGAACGACGCCTTAACCCATACGAACGACTGCATTCGCCATTCGCAAACCCCGAACTCAAACAACTTAAACTCATGGCGGTGCGGCGTGGAAGGACACGCGGCCGGACAGCGGAGCGTTACAAAATAACACACGAATATGTAACAAGAGCGGGTGTCGAGTCCCGCCACCGCCGCCCTAACTTATGTTCACAAAAACCAAAACCATACCGGTGGACCGCTATGCCGTGTCCGACAACTACGACCCCAAAGGCGCTCTCGCCTTTAGCCGCGAGCAGGCGCCGAATGCCTACTTGGCCGTGATGACCGAGCTGCAGGACCGCATCGCCGACGCCGTCACGCTGTGCAGCACGATGGCGACCTCGAAAGAGGGCGGATATCTCGCACACGCCGCCGGTCAGCTCTGCGCGCTGCAGGAACTGTGGGACGCGCTCGAAGCACGCCGCGCGGAGTCGCATCGAGTGGAGTAGCTTTTGCGTCGTAGTCCAAGCGTGCTTTGGGTTTTAGCCGCCAATGTAAGCATGCGGCGACACTATACCCGCGCAGTGCAGCGTGAAGTGAACATTCCGGCTTCTTAAAATACTACTGGACATCCGTTCAGTATTACCGAATACTAGATGTATCAACGTGGAGTGCGCTTTCATGGCGCTGGGTGTTGATCGGACTGAGAGACGAACTCTCTGGCACTACTTGGAGGTATAAGTCCATGGCGGAAGGGAAAGTGGCGTCGAACGACGCTGATGTAGATGTAGTTTCACTAGCTATACAGGAGCTGTCTGGCGGCATGCCGGAGCAGAAACTGGAAGAAGTGAAGTCGGCGGATGACGCCGAAGATCTTTTACAAGACGAGACAAACGAAGAGGAGACCGAGGAGAACACCGAGGAAACCTCCGAAGAGGACAGCACAGAAGAGTCTGGCGACTCGGAAGATTCCGAGGACAGCGAAGACGAGGAAGGCGAAGCGCCATCACCGGACAATGTCCAGAAGCGCATAAATAAACTGACGGCGCAAAAGAAGGCCGCAGCCGAAGAGGCAGCCACCGTCAAATCGCAATACGAAGAAGCGCAAAAGCGCCTTCAAGAGCTGGAGGCTCAGGTCAATGAGGCTTCGCGCCCGATCCTGCAGCCTAGCGCGGAGAACCCGCTCGCCGATGTCGATACCGCCGAAGCGCTTGATGCGAAAATCAAGAGCGCTCAGGAGGTTCGCCGCTGGGCTTTGCGCAACACAGACGGCGCCACGGTCAAACGACCGGATGGCACCGAGGTCTACGTTGACGCCGATGAGGTAAAAAACTACCTGATTCGTGCAGACGACGTTTTGACGGTGCATGCTCCCGCTCGACGCGAATGGCTATCTCAGAGGCAGCCAGCAGTCGAAGCAGCGAAGAACCTGTTCCCCGACCTCTTCAAGAAAGGCAGCGCGCTCAACCAAGCGTACCAAGCGACCATCAAGCAGGCGCCGGAGCTTCTGAGGCTCCCGCAAAATGAATACTGGGTCGGCTTGGCGCTCTACGGCGAGCAGCAGCTCATGGCCAAGCAGGCAGCGTCTAACGCTAAAGCCGCCGCGTCGAAGAAAGTCTCGTCTAACAAGATCGCAAAGACACCTACCCCAGCAAATCCGATTAGCGCACCGAAAACTTCTACCAAAGGCGCCGTTTCTAAAGCGGCAAAGGACAGAGTTATGTCGAGCGGCAGGATCGATGATCTTGCCGATTACGTCTCCGAAGCTCTGTTTAGTTAGCAAAACCTCACACTAGAAAGAAAAACTTACTATGGCAGCTCCCGCGGGACAATTGTTCCCCTCAGTTGGAAATAGGGAGGACATCCTTGATGTTCTTACCTACGTCGATAACAAAAACACACCCATCTCTTCGAGCATCGCTCGCGTAGGTGCGGACATTACTAATCCGAGCGTCTACTCTTACCTCGCCGATTCCTACAGCGCTCCGTCCACAGACGGCGTTGTTGATTCCGCCGATGTGACCGACTTTGCCGATGCGGCCGCAAACCGCGTCATGCTCAGTGCTCGCGCCCAAAAAATTCGCAGAACTGCCCGCGTTTCCGATTGGCAGGCGAACCTTGCTGACGTTGCCGCTATCGGCCGTCGCAAGGAATTTTCCAAGGCCATCGCCAAGACGATCTTGGAAGTAAAACGCGATGTGGAAGCGACCATCAGCTCGGACAACGACTCCGTCGAAGGTTCCGGCAGCGTGGCGTATAAACTTCGCGGATTGGGCGAGTGGGTGAAATCCACGGCGCAAGCTGATTTGCCTGTGCCCGCATCACAGCGCACGCCGTCCGCTTCGATCAACACGACCGCGACCGCGTCGCTCACCGAAAGCGCCCTGCAGAACGTCTTGCAGAGCATCTACGAGCAGACTGGCAGTCAGGATCGACTCGTCCTTGTGGCGGGACCGAGCCTTAAAAAGGCTGTGACTAATATGACACGCTTCACTGTGAACAGCACATCGAACGTGTTCAATCTGCGCCAGACCGCGCAGGCTTCCAGCTCGGATCGTCTGGTGTCGAATATCTCGTTCTACGAAGGAGATTTTTCGACCGTGGAAATCGTGACCAGCCTATTTTTGGCTGCCAACGCTTCGACCGACGCCGAGAAGTATGCTCGCGGTTACATCATGTCGCCTGAGAGCGTCATGCTTCGCTACGGCCGCAAGCCGCGCTTCCAAGAATTGCAAGATTCCGGTGGCGGACCTCGCGGACTCGTGGATTGCATCGTGTCGCTCGCAGTTATGTCACCCAAAAATATGGGCAAGTTCTCCGCGACTTCCTAATCGAACAACTAACTAGAAAGATCGTACTATTATGGAAATCTTCGAACTCCCCGCTGAGACCAAAGCCGCAACCGGCTTCACGCACAAGGCCGTCGTTACCCACAGCGACCTCACCGAGTCCACCGCCGACACCGACCAGACGCTCTCGCTTCTGGCCTTGGCCGCTGGCGACGTGGTCACCACGGCCGCTTGGAAACTGGTCACGCCCTTCAAGGATGCCAGCGACAGCGCCCTCAACGACACCAAGGTTCAGCTCGGCGACAGCTCCGACGACGACGAATACGTCGCCGCCACGCAGGTCAACGAGAACGGCACCGAAGTCCTCTTCGCCGCCGCCGCTCCCGCCTCCGTTCCGTTCGTTTACACGGCGGCCAATGCGGTCGAACTCTTGGTTGAATCGATGACGGCCAAAAGCCTCAGCGATATCGACACCGGTGAACTTCACGTTTACCTCGGCGTCGCCAAACTGAGCGACCTCTAAGCGTCTTAACACACTGCCGTCCGCACTGCGTATGCGGGTCGGACGGCAGAAGTTAGGATGTCAGATCAAATATTCTCCGATCTGGTCGGAGACATGGATGACGAGCTGGCTCACCTTGTCAAAGAGGAGCTGCAGACAGGATGGCGCGCACAACAAGTGATGGCCGCTATCGAAGCTCGCAAAGCCAAACAGGTCAACGACCAGTTAGAACACTGCACTGTAGACGGCATCGGCCAACACGTCATGGACGTTCCGGCCGATGCTTATTTTGCGTGGCAGAAGCATCTAGGTGACGGCTGCTGGTCTGACAAAACATTCCGCCACTGGTTTCTAAAACGGAACCCTGAGTGCGCGATTAAGTATACCCCGCGCAAAACCACCGTCCTGATCTAATGAAACTCGACCGCGACAAAATCACGCGCATGATCAGCGACATCGATCAGGCGGACCACGACGGCTCCGG